GAGAACTCGCCCTGTGTGTACGAACACCCTGATACAGCAAGATTATAATACCATCTAGGCATTATTTTCTTCCGTAGTGTACAACTTTGATTTTATCGTAGAATGTATTGTATCTTCTATACATATCAACTACTACAGATCCTTCTGCGAAGTTGCCTGCTGAATAGTCAACTGGATGAGCCAACAGATACACAGCAGGAGATACACTGTATTGATCGTATATAACTTTTTGTCCTGCTTGTTCAACATAGTGTCCAACCAACATCGATGTCGAACCATCTGTTAGATTGGTTTCTGGTTTGAATGACTTACCTAATATGTGTACAGGTAAGTTGTGACTTAATAATTCTTTGGCAACATTTTCTGCTTGTATCTCTCTTGCCTGCATGATTGATTTGAATAGATCATACCCTAGATCTAATTTTTCTGCCAACCAACTTAATGCTATGTTGTCTCTAGGATGGCATGGTCCACCATCACCCATTCCTGGTTCCATATACTTGTCTGATACAATTCTATCTGCATGTCTAAGAGACTCTGCAATCACAGAAGGGTTTGAGTGACCAATTTTCATTGTGACATCCTGTATCATGTTGGCTATGCCTACCTTGGCTGAAATGTATGTGTTGTGAAATATCTTTATACACTCGGCTTCTTCCCATGTGCCTAGTGTGGTGTGTGGTTCTCTTTTTGTTTGCACAGTCTTGTAAAACTCTACCAACTTGTCTGCTTTTATTTTATTCTCTTCTGTTGGCCAAGTATCAAATCCCAACATCATAATGTCCGGAGCAAGAAAGTCTTCAGTCACAGTGCCCATGGCTATTAGATATGGATTGTATATAAATTGATCCTTGATACCAAGTTCAGTAATCATTGGACGTATTGTTCCTGGAAGCACTGTTGATATGTTTACTATAAGAGCATCTTTAGGAGCATACTCAACAAGATGGGTAAGAGTACTTTTCAAATATTGATAGTCAAAGTCTTTAGTTGGTAGTTCTGATGAAGGTGCTTCGCCTCCATATGCTGGATCATGTGGAGTAGGCACAGCGATAAAGATTATCTCAGCATCATTAACGGCATTGAATAATGAATTACAAATTTTTATTTTGTCATTTTTTATATTCGTATCAACATCATAACCTTTTACGTCATGCTGGCCAGCCATTACTTCCGCAACTGGTAATCCTAGTTTGCCTAGACCTATCATTGTTACTTGCATTATCTTGCCTTTCCTTGCCCGCGATATGCTTTGAAAGATCTTCGTTTGTGCTTGTTCTTGGGTCTTGTTCTAGTGCTGTGACCGATGCTTGTTCTTTTTCTTACAGGAGTTCTATATGATGAGGTTGTATTGCCACGTGCTTTCATACAATAATTTATCTGTGATTAGAAAGGGACAAGCGAATTTAGAAACTCGTTTGATGCTTGAGTGGCGTTCTTCTCTATTATCTTACGCCACATTTTTGTTTTGCGTTTGTAGTTTGCCCATACAATGTCATCGTAGTCATTTTCCAACCACAATTTTTTTTCTAGTTCAGCATCTAGTTGTCCATCTTGCCATGTACAATAACCTAGCATAATCTTGTAGTTTTTAGGTCCTCCGCCTTCCAGAATGTCTCTAGCAATTTGATCATTGAATGTGATTGCACACTCGTCGTTCATGATACTGGTACCTTTCACATGATAATCTAGACTATGTATAATAGTAATTTTTTCCATAGCAATTGGGCCACCACAGTATATAGGTTGCTTAGGAAGATCACTCTTTATTCCGTATATGCGTGATATCTGTGTTTGATCAATGTTCATCACAGGCTGATTCATGATAAATCCCACTGTGCTAGCCAATTCAGATCCTAGCATGATAACAGAATGGTGCCAAATGTTTAAATTGTTTACATTTACAGTTTGGCTCGATAACAATAGATTACTCACATAAATATTTACATTAAACATATTATAACACAGACTAAATGAGTACATATAAATTAACATTTTCAAGTTTACACAATGCCTGGGCAAATGATGAAAAAATTAGTGCAGTAGGCCAAGATGACGGTGATTCAAGCAATCCATACACAAATGAAACATATACACTGCATCTTACACTAGATGGAGCATTAGTAGCTAACGGAGACATTGACGGATCTGGTACTTTAAGTTTTACAACAGATCTTTCAGTGGCCGATCATCAATTGATTATAACTATTCAGGGTGCAAAAGATAGTGGAGTATGCATAGACAAATTTGAAATTGATGACAAAGAGATGGTTGCATCACGATTAAAATACAACAATGTGACAGCAGGCGGCTCTGATATATTACGTTGGCAACTAAGCGAGATATGGAAAAATTCAGATGTTGACGACACATACAACTGTTGGTGGCCTAGAATATCAGAAGCATCAAGTTTTTTAGATGCAAACTTTCCATATAGACCAAACTTACTAGCCGGAAATGAAATGCATTTTAATTTAACAAAAAATGCAAACAACACATTATCTTTGACTGACGATTATGCTGGTGACACCAGTTCAGTGCTGTATGATTCTACTGAGCCGGTAAAATATTATCTAGCAACCAAACCAAGCACCGAATCAAGTGCTAAATTAAGTTCTACAAATTTAGATCTTAGTGCATCCTACGTAGATAGTTCTTCGTTTTGGGAAGTGCATGACGGAAGCACAGTTGACTCCACCCAAGGCGGAATGTACATGGGTCCGGGCCAATATGATGCAGACCTTATTTGGAACAGTGACGTAATTGATGACAGTGGCGACACTACTTCTAGAATTGTTATTTTGTCTGACAGAGAGTGGAAAATGTATCTCCACAATAAAAAATGGTTAGCAGAAAACTCACTCGCGGCAATCACAGTAACATAATTCAATCTTAACATTATAACTTTTACAACCAAGTAAATACTATTACTGTTTGAGTCAAATCAAACATTAGGCAAACAAAAGCAAAGGCAACATGAAAAACACAAAGGCACTAGATCAAATAGGCGAACTTACCTCGCGTTTTGTACGCACTTGTCCCCCAACAGCAAAGTATCATGAAAGACTCGCAGAAGAGATGGAGATCATACTCTCGTTACGATTCGTTGATTACTTCTGCCAGATCAGAGATATTTTAGATCTTACCACAGACATAACTCATATGACACGTGGTTCTGCTGGCTCGTCATTGGTGTGTTACCTAATGGGAATAACAGACGTTGACCCATTGCAATGGGATATTCCTGTGGCACGATTTCTTAATCCTAAGAGAGATGACTTACCAGATGTTGATATTGATTACCCTCATTATCGACAAGAAGAAGTTATGAATCGTATATTCAAAAAATGGCCAGGCAAGTCAGCACGTATATCAAATTATGTGTTGTACAAAGACAAGTCAGCCAAACGAGAAGCGGCAAAACGATTAGGACATAAAGGACGACTGCCTAAGAAGTTTACCTATGAATCACTAGGCATAGACCCTAAAGAAGCAAAGCGAATAGAAAACAAACTGAAAGGCAAAAAGAAATGTATATCAAAACACTGTGGCGGCATCTTAATGTTTACAAGGCAATTACCAAAATCTTTAATATCACAAACAAATCAAATACTGTTAGACAAGAACGAAGTAGAGGATCTAGAACATCTCAAAGTAGACATATTGGCCAACAGAGGACTCAGTCAACTGTTGGACATAGACCCGATAACAAAATTATACGAGTATCCAGAGATAGACGAGGCTACTTCGTCTTTGTTGAGTCGGGGCGACGTGTTGGGAGTCACCCAAGGCGAATCACCCGCCATGAGAAGATTGTTTAGAGCCATACGACCAAAATCAATGAGAGACTGTGTATTTGCCACAGCACTGATTAGGCCAGTGGCCATGCAAGGTAGACGCAAAGCATCTTTCTTCAACGACTGGACTGCTGACAGAGTATCAGACGTTGTGGTATGTGAAGATGATGCTATCATACAGATAGCACAGTTGATTGGATGCAACTACTATGAAGCAGACATGTATCGCAGAGCATTTGCCAAGAAGAATGAAGAACGTGTGATGGAGTTTATGACCAAGTTAGGTGATCATCCACGCAAAGACGAAGTGTTTGCAACACTGCAAGAGTTAAGTGGCTTTGGGTTGTGCAAGGCTCATGCTGTAAACTTGGGTAGACTGATATGGGCATTAGCATACCAGAAAGCACACAACCAAAAAGGATTCTGGAATGCCGCACTTAAACACTGTCATGGTTCTTATAAGAAATGGGTATACAAGACAGAAGCCAAACGTGCTGGCTTGACTCCTGTTACTGTGTCTAAATCTGATCAGTTTGATGATCCTGCGTGGCAATACAAAAAGTATGGTTGGTGGTCCGCAGATAAATTCTTACCAGGTTTCTATACAAGATCATTATATCTGGATCGCATAGAGTTTGCTGGACTAGTTGCTAATGGCAGAGTGTATAAGAGCGGAAATAAAAAGTATGTGACCTTTGTAACACTAGGCGTAGACAACGGTTACTATGTAGATTGCACAATCAATAAACCATTTGCCTATTCAGACACAGACGTTATACGTGGTATAGGCAAAATAAAACATCTAAACAATTCTGATTATATCGAAGTTATTGAATGTGAAAGTTTAAAGATAGATCAGTTTTACAATTAATTGTCTTTGTTCATGTTAGCAATCAACTGCTTAATTTTTGACGATTCGATCTCCGCTTTAACTTTGCCAACATCATCACCTTGTGCTTTGTGTTCTTCTTTTGGTTCTTCTGATACTGTAGAAGTTCTTTTCAAGTTTTGATATATGCTTGGTGCTTGTTTCTTAAATGATTGGTATTCTTCATCCTCTGCCAAGTCATGTATTCTCAGTGTGTCAATGTTAAATTCTAAATCAACTTTGTGTCCAACACCAGAACTTGATCTAGTTTTCATAAACTGTATCTGATACTTGCCACGTTCTCTCATTGCTCTGCTTGTAAAGATACCGATCACGTTGTCTGCTGTTTGTATCTTAGACAGTCCGCCACTGATATGTGAATGATCAAACTCTATCTCTTCAACAGATGCTCTGTTCAACTGCGAAGCAGTAATCATCACACAGTTCAAATCTACAGCCAAGTTTCTAAGTTCTTCAGACACATACTTGTCTTTCACAAACAAGTCTGATGGAGATACACGTTTGTTGATTGGCATTAGTAAATCTAAATAATCAATCAGTATTACATCGCACTTGACATTGTGTTGTATTTCAAACTCTTTGATGTATGCCCTCACATCAATTGCTGTGCTACCCGATTGTATATATTTGATACGCAACTTGCCTGACTCTTTAGCTTTCATCTTAACTTTAAGATCAACTGTATCCAGGTCTTTGTAGATGTCTCTGGTGTTTGTATCTGTCATCATTGCATCTATTCTCATGGCAGTCAAGTTCTCACTTAACTCTAATGTTACATACACAGCATTTAACCCTTGCTCAACATAGTTGCATGCCAAGTTCTGTAAGAACAAACTCTTACCAGCACCAGAGCCGCCTGCAAATATATTCAACTCACCTCTATTAAATCCGCCAAACAGTTTCTTATCAAAGTTTTTCCAGCCTGTTGCCATTACACCGTTGTTGTCTTTAAGTGCTTGTAGTCTTGCTTTAGGGTCTGCAAAGTAGTCAGTACCCATATCTCTAGTCAAGCCAATCTGTACCGCTTCTTTGATCATGCCTTCCACAGAACCATATTCACCTTTTTCTAACATGTCTGCAGACTTCAGTATTGCTGATTCTAATTCTTTATGTCTAGAAAATGCTTCATACTCGTCTAAAAACCACTCAAAATGTTTTGGATCAATATCTGATGCACTTAATAAATTAGACCCAGTCTTTGCATTGACCATTTCAACTTCGGGCAATGTTTTATATTCTTGTGCATACTCATGAATAAACTTAGCCGCTTCACGCAATTCAGCATCATAATGTCTATAGAAGAAAATGTTTTGTGCTCTTACAAACGACTCTGCGTCTGCAAGAAACATTTCTAAAAATAGTTTTTGTAAGTCTCTAGTATATTCCACAGTTTATATTATATTACATTCCAATGACTCTGTCATTCGGATAATTGGTTATTAATAATTCTTTTCTTTCTTTTTGATCTTTCATATATGTACCTGTACTTCTCATGGTGTACTGCAAATCCCATTCCATCAATGTGAATGTGTCAAACAGATCAGTTATAGTTTGGTTTGAATTGTATGTTATCATAAAATTTGCTGTCAATTTTTTAATGTCCTCTGCAAATTTATCGTGACTAAATCCTTTGTGTTGTGCTCCGTCACGCCCATATAGATTTGCTTTTATATCATATGGAGGATCTAGAAACACGAAGTCGCCTTCTAGATCATGTGCTCCCCAATTTGCTTTGAGTACATTAGAATAATCTATGTTTGTTATTTTCCAATCTTTAATAATTTTTTGATAGTATACAAGATTTTTAATATTGTTAATTGTAAAGTTACCATCATATGCTTGTTTAGAAAATGAACTAGACTCAGTAAGACCAGAAAAAGAACATTTGTTAAGTATAAAAAAACAAACACCAACAGTGTATTCGTCACCTGTAATAATAAGTCGTTTTGCATCGTTGTACATTCTTTTTTGGTCATCTATAGAATTATATGTTGATGCTTTTACTTTGAGTAAATCCAATGCCATTCTACTGCCCTGGTCTTTTAGATTTTTCCAAAATGCAACTAAGGGATAGTATGAATCATTTATCCACACAGGCACCCATGGATAATTTTTTGTGATGTACAAAGCCATAGAGCCACCGCCCACAAACGGGTCACGATATGCAGAAACTCTTTCTGGTAATAGTGTGCCTAGATAGTTTACTGCTCGAGATTTGCCACCAGGATATCTCAGTGGTGTTTTAAGTGAGCCATAATTTTTCATGTAATTTTATCTTTGTTTTATTTGTGTGTTTATGTTTTAATATGGCCTGCATAGTCAATACTTTACCATATCGCAACACTGCATTATTAATATCTTTTACATCATCGTGCCATGGCGGCATGCTCACAGACCAATTGTATTCAATTGCTTGATCGATCAGTTTGGTACCTGCCTTGTCTCTGTCTGGTACAACAATTACTTCTCTGTTCAAAGAATCAATTTGCAGTTTTTGTTTATGTGCAATCTCTGAACCAAGTATAGCAACACTGTCTAGCACAATGGCATCAAATATGCCTTCAACTACAATTACAAACCTGCGTGACCAATGTTGATTGTCCATGTTGAATACTGTTCCTGGTTGCACGTTTGCAAAATATTTTGGTCTTGTGTTTGCACTTATACC